TACGATACTCAAGGTCGTTCGGATGAGTACATTCGGGTGTTTATTGACGGCGAGTATGGATTATCGCTTGCCGGCACGCCGGTGTTCAAGTACTTTAGGCCGGACTACCACATGGCCAAGCAGACCCTTCGGGCCATCACCAATGGCACTCGTCCTGTCATTGTCGGTATGGACCTTGGCCTAACACCGGCCGCGGTAATTGGGCAACAAGACCCACGCGGCCGGGCACTCATCATGGCAGAGGCCGTCAGTTACGACATGGGCATCCAGAGGTTCATGCGCACGGTGCTCAAGCCCCTGCTTTACGAGAAGTTCTCCGGTGCGCCCATCGTCATTGTGGTTGACCCAGCCGGTGTGCAGCGGGCGCAGACCGACGAGCGCAGTGCGGTCGACATCATCAAGGCCGAAGGGTTCAGGGTTATGCCTGCCCGGACCAACAACATCACAGCGCGCATCGCAGCAGTCGACGACTACCTCATGCGACAAGTTGACGGTGATCCGGGGCTGCTGATCGACCCAAGCTGCAACCGGCTTAAGGCTGCCATGATGGGCGGCTACCGGTTCAAGAAGAACGGCGACGGGTTGGAGAAGACAGGAAGTGCCGGCAAACACAGTCACATCGGCGACGCAGTTAGTTACCTGATGATGCACATCGGCAGTCTCGACAGTGGTGCGATGATGCACACGCGGCGAGAGGTGAGACGAGTTGACGCCAATGGATGGGCATGATATATAAAGTGTGCGGATTTCTCCTCCCACGTCCGCAGCCTGCTCGACTTAACCCCTCCGGCCCACCCCCGGAGGGGTTTCTCTTGCTAGATGTACAGTATCAGGTTATATTCTACAAAACGGTAAGGGAGGCCCTGTTATGAACATGAAGAAATTACAGGCATCCTGTAAAGAACTCGCGGTATTGAGGTGATACCAACATGGCAGGTCTGACAATACTTCGCGTCGTCGGTAACGATGAGCTTGTCCGCCAAGAGCGGGAACAGGCCGATAAGGACCTAGCAGCACGGCAGGGCAGTCCTGTCATGCTCGGCATCACGGCTTACATCAAAGAGTGCTGGGATGCTGCACGCATCTCGCGTGACCCCATCACCGATATTATGCTCATGGCCATGCGGCAACGCAACGGGGCGTATGAGGCGGATAAGCTCAACGCCATCAAGGCGCAGGGCGGCTCCGAAGTTTACATGATGATTACCGAGGTCAAGTGTCGAGCGGCCGAGAGCTGGCTGCGGGACATCCTGCTTGACAATGGCTCGCCTCCGTGGGACCTCGTGCCCACACCCGTCCCAGACCTGTCGCCCAAAGAGGCAGAGGAACTGCAGCTGGCCTTTGCTGAGCGCGTGATGGAGGTCCTGCAGTCGTCAGGACAGACGCCGGGCAGGTCTCAGATCGCCGAGCTTAAAGAGATGGTTGGGCAGGAGTTCCGGTTCAAAATTTTGCAAGCTGCACAAAACCGCGTTGATAAGATGCGGATTCGGATTGACGACCAGTTTGTCCAAGGCGGCTGGGCAGATGCGTTCAGTGAGTTCATCACCGATCTCGTGACCTTTCCGGCGGCGTTCATCAAGGGGCCGATCGTTCGGCGTCAGCGCTATCTCAAGTGGGAGGGCAGCAAGCTCGTCCCCGGTGAGCGCATCGCGCCTGAGTTTGAGCGCGTCAGCCCATTCAACATCTACCCCGAGCCGGGCATCACGCGTATCAACGATGGGTACCTGTTCGAGTATCACGAGATGACGCGGACTCAGCTGGCCGATCTCATCGGCGTGCCGGGCTACGACGACCAAGCCATTCGCAAAGTGCTGGAGATCGGCAACACCCAGTCGTGGGTGCAAGAGTGGCAGAAGAGTTCACGCGAGGAGGAGGAGCGCAAGTTCCACACCGAGTTGCGCCCGACCGAAGTCTACGACGCGTTGGAGTTCTGGGGCAAGGTCAGCGGCCGGATGCTACAAGAGTGGGGCATGACCGAGGAAGAAGTGCCTGACGTCGACCGCGAGTACGACGCCAACATCTGGTGCGTCGGGAACTACATCATCAAGGCGGTGCTCAACTACGACCCGCTCGGTGAGAAACCCTACGCCAAGACCAGCTTCATCAAGCAGCCCGGCGCCTTCTGGGGCAAGGCTATCCCCGAGATCATCGAGGATATCCAGAACGTCTGCAACGCAGCAGCCCGGGCGCTGGTTAACAACATGGCGATCGCCTCTGGGCCGCAGGTCGAGGTTAATCTCGAACGTCTGCCGCCCAACGAGGACATCACTCAGCTGCAACCGTGGAAAATTTGGCAGGTGCTCAACGACCCACTAGGTTCGTCGGCTCCCGCCGTGCGGTTCAACCAGCCCAACGACAATGCCAACACGCTGGTGGGGGTCTACGACCGTTTCTCGCGCATGGCGGACGACCACAGCGGCATCCCGGCCTACATCTACGGCGACACCAACGTGCAGGGGGCAGGGCGTACAGCGTCGGGTCTCTCCATGCTCATGGGCTCCGCCGGTAAGGGTATTCGGCAGGTGGTGATGCACATCGACAACGACGTGCTCAAGACCATCGTGCAGCGCCAGTTTGTCTACAACATGCGCTATGATCCCGACGAGTCGATCAAGGGCGATGCGCAGATCGTTGCCAAGGGCGCGGTTAACCTCGCTGTCAAGGAGACGATCAACGTCCGCCGGGTGGAGTTCCTCAACGCCACGGCTAACGAGTTCGACATCGGCATCATCGGGCAGCAGGGCCGCGCTGCGCTGCTACGTGAGGTCGCTAAAGGGCTGCAGATGTCGGTCGACGACATCGTTCCGTCGCGTGAGAAGCTGGCGATGAACGAGCGGCTTGCTGCTGCTACTGCGCCGCAGATGCCGGCGCCCGGCGGTGGGCAGCCTGCAGCACAGAACATGGACCTCGCCGGTGCGCCGGCCGGCGGTACGAATCTAGTTAACGGGGGCCAGCCGTGAAGCAGGTCACCCCAGAATTACTCCACGCTCTGGCAAACAGCGTTCGTCAACACCCAGTCATTGTAGAATGGCTGGGCGAGTGGCGGATGTCTGAGCTTGAAAGGCTACCAAGCGTAGGACCACAGACCGTGACACTTGCACAGGGGCGGTGTCAGGTACTGGCCGAGCTTTACAAGCTCGTAAATGAGTCCCCTGACTTAGCAGCAGAGTCTCGTAGAGGCAGCTGATCCCCACGCACACCGAGAGGAGCGTAAATGGCTATTCCTGAGCAAATCCGCAAGCAGTCTGAGGCTGTTTCTAAACTGTACGAAGACCTTAACCCCGATTCTACCACTTCTGTGGACGAAGGGGATACGTCTCATGCAGTTAGGATCGCCGACAGCACCAATGTGATTGCTACGACTTCAGCACCTACAGAGCAAAGGCCAGCTGAAACCACGCAAGAAGACCTGACATACGAACAACGGTGGCGTTCCTTACAAGGAATGTACAATTCTGAAACCACCCGCCTCCGTGCAGAGAACAATCAGTTGGGGCAACGCGTTGGGCAACTCGAACAGTTGCTCACATCACTATCCACGCCTCAGCAGCAATCAGCTGCGCAGACCCACGTGGATAAGTTAATCACTGACAAGGACGTTGAGGACTACGGCGACTCTATTGATGTTATGCGGCGGGCGGCTCGTGAAGAGGTTACTGCAGCAAACCAACAGATCGACGATCTCAGAAACATGGTCATGCAATTGCAGGCTCATGTTGTCCCGAAGGTAGATGGCGTGATGCAGCGTCAAGCCCTCAACGCGGAGCAAGTGTTCTGGTCAGAGTTGTCTAGTTATGTACCTGATTGGCGTGAGATTAACGCCGATCAACAGTTTCATAACTGGCTGCTAGAGGTCGATCCGCTTTCCGGTCTGAACCGGCAAACGTACCTCGACACCGCGCAGAATCAACTCAATGCCCAACGTGTCGCAGGATTCTTTAAAACGTGGCAGTCGTTGAATAGCGGCCCTATTGCTCAATCACCTCGGAGCGTAGCCAGCTCTCAACTCGAAAAACAGATTTCTCCCGGACGTGGC